TGGCAGCTGGCTTACCGGCACCACTGTCATAGTAGTAGGCTACCGCCTCAACACCTTCTGGCTTAACCTCAACAGAGTCCCCTGGGATATAAAATTCTCTAGTCATTGTTCTTCTCATCTCGATCTCCTTAATTGCTAATTGATTACCACATAGCTATATTCGCATATATCGTGTCGTTGTGCAAGTGTTTGCACAAATATGTATAGAACAAAAAAGCATATGAAGTTAAATTCTTATTACTTATCGGTCTAGGTGTAATGTGCAAATATGTGTACAACGACACGATATATGCTATTATATGTATGTAGGGTAATTAATCAATTTAAGGAGAGAGTGAGATGGGACAAGCAATAGACATGTTCGGTAACGAGGTTCAGGAAAACCCAGGTCCAGCTGCGAAGATCAAGTTTCAGTTGCAGTTCATGGCCTTCATGATGCAGTGCGGTAGAGATGAGGAGGCCACTGATGCCTTCAACAAGGCAATGGCCTTGTGTGATGAGATGATCGAAGCTGAGGGGGGTGAGTGATGATTACTGTTGAGATGGATACCTTTCACTGCAAAGGTGCGAAGAGCGGCCAGGATGACTTCAAGGTCATGCGGTTCCCCAACTGGGACCTGGCTTGTGAGTGGGCGGGCACTCAAACGATGGATGTGATGTGCCCCTTTGTTGTTCTTGAAATGCGTAATGCAATTACTGGTCAAAAGGAGTGGTTCTAATGGGTATGTTAGTTAGTGTTTATAAGACAAGTTACGGTGCCGAGCCTTTCGGTGATATGGACTGCACCGCTGGCGGTATCAGCAGTAAGGCTAATACGTTATGTGTCACCAACGTCGATGGTCCATTTGATCCCAGTGATAAGCACCCCGCTGCTGTCTTGGTTATGGCAGAGCCGTGGGGCGGCAGAAAGATCTTGAGAATCGAGCCGGAAGATGCAGGGAAGAAATGGACTTGCTTTGGTGGAAACTATGCAGCGACCAGCGACAGCCGTTTCACCAAGAAGTGTGAAGAGCTGTTAGGCGCTCCCTTCCATGGGGCGGTTGCAATCCACGATAGGATTGAATGGTGATGGCTGAGTGGAAAGACCCAGACTGGCATCACGGTGACCTAGACTGGGTTGAGGCTGAGTTCTGTGAGAAGTGTGGCGAGGAGCTTACTACTGAGGATGATGAGGAGGGCAGACCAATGCCCTGGTGCAAAACCTGCGATGATTGATTTTTTACTTTTTTTAGACTGTTTAATTGTGGTCTTAGTGATTCAAAACCTAGTTGATTGGTGGAGATTTAGAAATAAATAGCCTGGTTACCCAGGCTTTTCTTTGGCCATGCGCTTAGCGTAAGCCTCCAGGTTCTCTCCAAACATCTTCTCGAACCACTGGCCCCAAGTTTTGCCGTGGCGTCCACTGGGGACTTCTTGGAAGCGTTTACGCCATACAGACCTGGCTGCATAATACTTCTTCTGAGCAGCCCAAAGGTCCTCCTTCTCCTGGTCCTCTTTAGTAAAGATCACCTACATCAAACTCCTTAATTCCTTCCTGGTTGTACGGCAGATAAATATCGCTCTCTCTGCAGGCCATGCCTATAGCCAGGGCTTGCTCATTCTTAGCGTCAGCGTAGGCTATGGCTTCGTCTGACAAGGTATAGATAGCATAGGGATAGGGAGCCATCTTCTCTTGAGCCAGGAAGTAAAACTTCTCAGTAGGCAGGCCAACAGCTCGGCAGCCGGCAACATAATAGGCTGCTTGCTGGTGGTACTTAAAGCTGTTGATAGCTGACTTAAATCCCCTGGGAGATGCGTCTCGGCATGTCTTCAGGTCCCAAATATCAGTACCGGTATGCCAGTCTAGCTTACCCTTACATGGCTGCCCCAACCACTCCCAGCAAAGTGTGAGCTCTACTCGGTGCTCAGGCTTAGGGATATACTCAGCAACCACCTCTCGCCGCTCCATGCAGACTTCATACATATCTTGCTTGCATGGGGTGCGGTCTCCCACGGTTGATAACCAGTCGGCATATTCATCTTTGCCCACCTTAGTACGCCGGTCCACATTGGGCTCCAGGGCAAACTCTTCATGAAACTTATGGTGCTCCAGGAAGACTGTGTGTTGGACCCTGCCCTCCAGAAGAGCCGGCGAGTTGTTAAACTTACGGTTCTTCCAGGTGAACGGGCACTTGGCTATAGAGGTTAAATCGTGGGATCTCCACGCTGGTATCGAGTCATAGGTAGGGTAATCAAGGTCTTCATAAATACCTGGTTTAAAATCCATACTAATCCTTTCGGGGGTCGTCCCCCATTGAGTAACGTAGATACCACACCGCCTTCGCCTTATCCTGGTTGGGTTCGTTGTGGGCCTTTTTGCCGCATCTCCATTGGTACTTGAATGATGCAATCTCACTGTACTGCTGCACCCGCTCCAGACCAAAGGCTGCAACCATGGCGTCAATACATTCAATCTCAGAGTCAGAATAATGGCTTGGTGAGTTCACCATGTCATGAGCCTGGCACATTTGATCGTCAACTGGGTCAACGGTTACCGAGATCTGTGTGAGCTTTTTATAGCTGCTTATCCTGACCTTTTGGCCATCCATTGCCCTTGACCAAACACCAGGGCTGACACCCAGGCGCTCCGCCATTGCAACATTGGTCAGCCCAAGAGCACGCTGCATAACCAGCAGGTTGTTCGCTTCGTCTGCACTTAATTGAACCTTCATACAGCCCCCTAGAACGGAATGTCGTCGTCGATTAAGGGCTCATTCTTGGCAATCTCCGCAGCGGTTGCTGCAGCTGCCGCCTGGTCCTTGGCCATAGCTTCCAGGCCAGTGGTTCTTTGTGGCGCTGCTGCTGGGGCTGGTTCACCCTTCTTCTGAGCTGCTGCTACTTCAAAACATGGGCGCACCTGGTCCTTGTCGGGCTCATCGCAACCACCAATTCTCCACTGAATGAAGCGTGGCAGCTCTTCATATACATCGCACATTTGCTTGCTAACTTCAGTAGCATCGCCGGTAAATTCTTTGCAGTATTCTTCCAGGTCAAACACTGAGGTTGGGTTGGTTGTTTCTACACGCTTCGCGCCGTTGTCTGAGCAGAATATGCCATCGACCTTGGCGTTGCCGTTGCTGTTAAGGACCACATTGATCTTACAGGTAACTCCCAGGAGCTTTGTAAGGTCAAAAGCCTGCAGCTCATCTTCAGTGAACGGCTTGTTTCTCCATGCCTGGAGATCTCGCCGTAGATTACTTCGCTCATTTAGTGACAAGGTGTACCCATGAAAGATAGAATACGGTCGGCCATCGCTCAGTGTGAGCTCAGGGATTTCCCAGAAGATGTAAATTTTATGCTTCTTGGATATCTCTCCTTTGTAATCTTCTTCCGCTGTGCCTGCATCGACAAGTCGATAGCAGATTGCCTCGTAAGAGCCTGGTGGTACGGTTTCAAAGGTTGATTCGCCGCCCGATCCTGCGCTTGCTGTTAGTGCCATTTTACAATTCCTCTCATTTATGGGTTGTTGTTTGTAACTCTTTGCACTATTCTACACATTCTACGCGGAGGATCAACAAAATAATGTCATTTCTAGTCAGTGCAACTAATCCAAAAGATAAATCTAGGCCCATAACGGGCAACTTCAGGCAAGAGTTTGAGGCGTTCCTGGCAGAAAATGGCTTGCAGCTGGACCATAAGAAGGGTCTGCTGGTCGATGGAAGTATAGGCAGGGCTTACATGGATGTCGATGGTAAGCATAAGCTCACTGGCTGGTATCAATTCTGGGCAGATCAATCAATCCCCTTTGGCCGCTGCGGTGACTACCGAGTAGACAGTGCCAACCCAACTGCAACCTGGAAGCCGAACAACAGCGGCAATTATAAGATGACTGATGAGCAGCGAGAAGAGATTAAGCTGCTGCAGGACGAAGCCCAGGCAAAGAAGGAAGAGCGTAACAACAGAGCTGCCAAGCGCAGCCAGAATATTTGGGAGGCTGCTGCAGAGTGTACTGAGCACCCATACCTAACCAAGAAGAACGTGCCCAGCTTTGGGCTCAAGCAGCATAATGATGGCCGGCTGATGATCCCGCTTTTGGACTCTGCCTTGGTCATTGTTGGTCTTCAATATATTGACGATGGTGGGGGGAAGATGTTCCTTACTGGTTCCAAGAAGAAGGCCAGCTTCTTTATCCTGGGCCAGGAGCTGCTGAAGGATGCCCACACTATTAACTACTGTGAGGGCTATGCTACTGCAGCCAGTTACTACCAGGATATGAACCAGCCGGTGGTGGTGAGCTTTGATGCTTACAATCTGGCTCCGGTAGCTGAGGTGATATTCAAGCACTTCGCTGAGGCCAAGCATGTATTCATCGCGGATTTCGACGACAACAGCACGGGTGAGAAGGAAGCAATCAAAGCTGCCCAGGCTGTTAAATCTGGGGGTGGCCAGGCTGAGGTATTTATGCCGCAGTCCAAGGGTGATTACAACGATCATAAAGAGCTGCTGCAGGGTGAGGTCATGCCGGCGCTGCAGGAGGTTTCGATTCCAGAGCAGTATGACTTTGAGCGCAACAGCAATGGGCGCTTCTTGCATACCAAAGACAATCACCGTGGCGTCCTGGTTACTAACCAGATCCAGGTGGACTACAACGTCATAAAGAAAGCCATAGAGATTGAGATCCCTCACCAGAAGTTTATCGCTGACCTGAAGGATGATGCGGCGATCATTGAGATTGAGGATCGGTGTATCAAAATGGGCATACCCCATGAAAGGGTACGGTTTAATCTGAAGCTGCTGGCCAGGGAGTACAATCCGGTCAAGGAGTGGATGGAGAGTGTGCCCTGGGATGGTAAGACCAGGCTGCAGATGTTCCTGGACACTATCAAGAGTCCAAACGAGCCGCTTAAAGAGATGCTGATGAAGAAGTGGTTACTAGGTTGTGTGGCTGCAGCATGCGAGGAGGGCGGAGCTAATTTGGAAGGTATTTTGGTATTCCAGGGAGCCCAGGCAGTTGGAAAGACGCAGTGGTTTGGTAGCCTGGCACCGAACAAAGAGTGGCTGTTGGAAGGCGCTACCCTCAATCCCCAGGACAAGGACAGTGTTAAGCAGTGTGTTAGCCATTGGATCTGTGAACTCGGAGAGCTGGGATCCACCTTCAAGCGTGCAGATATTGACCAGCTCAAGGCATTCCTAACCAAGCGCAGTGATGAGCTGCGGCTACCGTATGACCGAGCGTTTAGCAACTATCAGCGGCGTACTGCATTCTATGCTAGTGTGAATGAGAAGGAATTCCTCATTGATACCAGCGGCAACAGACGGTTCTGGGTTGTACCGGTGACGGCCATAGACTGGCGCCATGGTCTGAACATGCAGCAGGTGTGGGCTGAGATTAAGGAGACGATGTATGCCAAGGGAGATCGTAACTGGTTCCTTACCAGTGAAGAGCGGGTGATGCTGCAGGATAGCAATGAGTTCTTTAGAACCCAGAGCGCGGTTGAGGACCTGCTGTTACAATACATTAAGTTTGACAGCGCAGATAAGAAGCCGGTCCAGATGACGCACCTACTCAGAGACATGGGGATCAACAACCCCAGGATGGCGGACTTCAAAGACGCTGCCAGGGTGCTCGCTGATCGCGGTGTTGAACCAAGATATAGCAATGGTAAGAAGATATATGACCTGGATTATGACGCGGTAGTGACCGCAGATGACTCCTTCCCGCCGGCCCCAAAGTGGGATAACTGACAGGTAGGGGTAGGGTGGGAAGGTAGGCATTTTAATGATATCGTGTCGATGTATAAAGTTGGTATAAGTGGACACGATAATGTATGAAAGTTTGCACATTGAAGGTAGCTATACACTGTACACTGTCAAGACATGAGTTAAGTCATTGATATGTAGAGTCTTTTTATATAGGTAGGGTAGGGTATAGTCTTTNAGGTAAGGTAGTTTTATATAAGTATAAAGTAGAGTTATTTATAGTTTATATAGTGTTATATAGCCTTACTGTGAGACACCTACTATACCCTACACTGTACACTGGAGAATGATATGGAAGAGTTTATTTATGACGAAGAACAAGCCTACCTGGATAATTACAGACGGTGGCGGGCCATGAATACTGAGGAAAGACGAGCGTTTGGTGAGCGACCATTGATAGAGAGTGAGGCCGAACGGATGTTCGCAAAAATGGTGGGGGATCTATGGCTGAAGAAGAAAAGAAAGTAGGCAGACCCAGGAAAGAAAAGCCCAAGCTCACCAACGCGCCCATTCAATTCGTCGCAGACGAGGAGCTGGGCATAACAGATATGCAAGCAGGGTTCGTCTGGCACTACACCGAAGGCGCATGCGGACAGACTGAGGCAGCTCGAAGAGCAGGCTTTAGCTTCCCATCCAATGCTGCATCGAAGATGTTGAATGGCAGGGATCATCCGAAGGTGACAAAGGCAATACGGATTGCCCAGGAAGAGCTGCGAGAGAAGTATGCAATCACGCCAGAGAAGACCGGTGCAATGCTATGGAACATAGCCGAGACTTCATTCGAGCAGGGTGCATACAATGCTGCAGTGAGTGCAGTGAAGGAGCTCAACAGCCTAGCTGGACTGTCAATACAACGCAGCCAGAACCTTAACATCAATGCCAACCTGGATAAGATGACTAAGGAGGATATCAAGGAGCGCTTGAACGACTTATTAGGCATAAAAAATACCTACGATGACAAAGATTTATAGCG